GGTGCAGCAGCGGGTGCAGCAGCGGGTGCAGCAGCAGGTGCAGCAGCAGGTGCTTCCGGGGTCGGCGCAGGTCCAGCAGGGGCAGGTCCAGCAGGGGCAGGTCCAGCAGGGGTCGGTGCAGGACCAGCAGCGGGTCCAGCAGGGGTCGGTGCAGGACCAGCAGCGGGTCCAGCAGCGGGTCCAGCAGCGGCAGGAGCAACAGCGGGTTTGTTGAGTGTCGCTGCAAGGACATCCCCAGCACTGACGACACGGTCCCCGACACGAATCCCGGCACGACCGGAGGATCGTCGCAGCACCGCTTCGACAACATCAGCGGTGATGGGTGAACCAGACTTGCGGAGATCCCCGGTGACCTTGCTGACAAAGTCGGTCTCCATCTGTCGAAGGGCGAGCTGGGTTGCCCGTTGACCACCCTTGGTAAACTGGTTCTTGGTGCCTCGGATCGTCCCAAGGGTTCCACCAACCGCAAGACCGACAAGACCTGCGTGGAACGACTCGGTGAGTCGGTCGAACAGGGGTTTATCTTCCCCGGTAAAAGCGGTGTCAATAACCCCGCTGACGAACTGGTCCAGAGTTTCTTCGGGGAACTCCTCAAGACCCATCTTGGCACCTGCGGCAACACCCGACATGAGGCGGGACTTCGACGCAACGCCGGAAAGACCATTGGTCTTGATCGCTTCCTTGAGTCGGTTCGCGACGACGGTCTTGAATGTCGCCTCGGTAAGGCGACCGTTAACCTTGGTGGTGATGCCGGAAGTATCCGCGAACTGGTTGATCGCGGAAAGCAACTGCTTCTTGTTGGCTCCCGCCATGAACAGTTCTTCCACACCCCCGGCTTTTCCGGCAAAGGAGAAAACGGAAGTCAAAAGACCTGTGCTGACAGACTTCGTAAGCGCAAGTGACAAGGCACCCTTGCGGACCTCCTCCGGGGTATACATCGGAGTGCCGTCCGGTTTCTTCATCTCAGAAAGGGTGGCATACCCTTCACTGTAAGCCATGCCCGAAACTCGGTTGGCTGCGGGGAGGAAGTAAGCGGGGGACTTCACCCAGTTGGAATCAACAACCGCATTGTATTGTTTGATAAGACCCAACGCTTCCTCCGGGGAGACGGACTTCTTGAAAGCACCTTCCAAGGACTCCTTCATAAGGAGTTTCTCCGCAGACATCTCCGCAGTCTCGCGCATTCCTTTTCCAATGGCTCCGATGACGAGACCCTTGAGGGTCACCTTGGTCCCCGTCCTAGCAGCCAGATAGGCTGCGCCACCCATGCCTCCGGTAACGGAGCCAACACCAAAAGTGATAAGACCGTCAACGATGACAGGCGCGATGCCTTCCATTACATCCTGACTGAACCCCAAATCTGACCCAAAGAGATTTGCTACCCTCCGTCGCTGACTCTGCTTCTCCGCGTAATCGATGAAGTATTCCCGCGAGCTTTCGTTCCCGAAAATAGCGGGGATGGCAAGAGCTGCTCCGTAGACAGAGTCTTTGATGGATGCTCCAACACCTTCAAGGCGGGTCTTTACTTCGCTGAAATTATCCGGGTCGTCCAAAAATTCCTGCACGGCATCTTTCTGTTTGCGACCTTCGTCAAGAACATTGGCTTGGAACGTGACCCACTTCTCACCAAACTGATCCGCAAGCAGCTTTGCCGTCTCCGGGGCTTGTTGTACAAGCATTTTTTCTCGGGTGGTCTTCGCCACTTCGATCTGTGTCGGGGTAAGCTCATCCTTCTTCGCTTCCAAAGCGGTTTCAAAAACCGTCTTGCTTAGTGCGGCTGGGTGCAGGAATACAGTTCCATCAGGAGCAACCCCGATATTCGCGGCGGCACTCTTCGCGTCCTTCGGATCGGTCTCGGTGAACTTGACCGTGCCATCCGCGAAAGCGATGCCCATGGCAACCTTGTCGAGCACAGGTTTGATCTCCTCAACGGTCACCGAATCTCCGGGGTCAAGGATACCGGAACGGTTGAGGTCGAAGGCAAGCGTCTCATACAGGTCGGACAAGTCCTGCTGGGCACTCTCGTAAGCACTGGACTGATCGAGTGCTGCTCCAATCGTTTCAATTGGAGAGGTAACTCCGTCCATGAAGGATGAGTCTTTCGAGTATTTCAGCAAACGCTCCCCGGCAATTTTTTCCTTCAGCCTCTGGAACCCGCTTTGAAGATAGCTACGGTCTCCGATGATTTGTTGGACAACCCCGGACAGTTCGTTGTTTCGGAAAAAATTGGCGCGGTTGACGGGGTTGCCGTCAACCTTGTAATCCTCCATCGGAGACGCCATGAAGACCGCTTGTCTGGCAGTATCTGGGTTGAGCAACCCTGCGGAGTAAGCCTTGTTGATCTCGGTATTGAGATTTTCCTGCGAGATCGAACGAGGGAAGAAGATGTCCTTTTTGGGGTTGCCGTTTTCGTCCAGTTCAACCGCTCCGTCCTTCTCGCGGAAGATTTCTGCAAAGGCAAACTCCCCCTGCGAAACCAGATCCCGCCGCACCTTGTTCTGGAACAAGGGATCGGTGACGATCTTCTCAGCCTCGCTCTTGAGGGTACTGAACTTATCTTCAATCCCGTCCACAAAACCCTGCTTTTTGAGTTCTTCCAGATTCTGGGAGTAGGGTTCGTCCCGTGCAGCAAGGGTCTTCTGGTAAGCGAGATATTGGGAAAGGGTGTCGCTCTCTTCCTTCGTCAGGTTGCCACTGGCACGGGCAATGTTGACAAGCTTGTCGGTATCAAGCTCATCGTCCATGAACACCCCGGTTTTTTCGAGGTTCTCATTATACTCCTTGTTGTCCTCGTCGTCCTCGGAAGGCTCAACCACACCGTAGTAACCAAGGAGATCCTCCATGCCTTGGCGGATCTCGTCTTCGGAACCGACACCATACTGGTTGGCACCAAGGAGGGATTGCCTGACATACTTACCGTATTCTTTTACGGGTCGGTAGTAATCCTCGGGCGCAGCAGATCTGCCAAGGAGGCTATCAACACGGAGCGTGTCGAACTTGGTGGAGGTCTCCGGTCTTCGGAGCCACTCATCGAATCTTAGGAATGAAGACTTTTGGTTTGGGTCGGTGGGAGTAGCCATTCCTAAAACGATGCTGTTAAGTGATAATTAATCACTCAGCGGGGAGCATCGAGCGACTAACTCCACCAACACTACCACCAATAGTAGTTTCGTCAATTGTGTAAGGCAGCACTTTGTCCCAAACAGATTGATAAAGTTCTTCGTCTGGAAGGGTTGGGTCAACCCCAAGTCTTTTTGCGTATCCTTTTAGCCTAGCCCTTTCAATGGGTGGGAAGGAAGGTAAAGACCCAGATGAATCTCCTTCAAATTTGGGCGGTCCCCCCGGATTCATTTGCATGCCTTTAAGATCGCTAGCCATGCTAGAAAATGCTTTTTGTTCTGCGTCCTCTTTTGCTTTATTTTGTTTTTGCTCGGTCGTCAATTTGGTTTCCGCTTGTTGCCCTTGCACCAAACTACCCTGCGCTTCTATTAAGATATTAGCCGTTTCAAGCATTCCAGAATCTTTTATCTTTGCAGCTTCTTGCTTAGCCCTCTCCAAACTCCCAGCTTCCGTAAGAAGTTTTACCCTAGTGAACTGATCAGCGTCTTTCTGACGACTATCCACCTGCGCTTGATTAATACGATCACGTAGTTGGGAAATCGTATCAGCAAACACGTTGCTGGACGAAAGACCTTTTGCGTTTTTTATCGTGAAGTCTGACAGTTCTTTTTGAGCTTGGATTGGATCTACTGTGATTTTCTGGTCAATTGATGACAACTTGGCGGAGATCTCAGGATTACTGACAAACTCCAACGCTTCCCGCCGCATCCTTGATTCTTCTTTGTTTTCCTCTAGTCTCTGTCTGTTATACTCAAAATTAAGATCCTCTTCACGACGCTTGCGCTCGTCTTCCTCCGCTTGACGAAGTGCGGCTTGCGCTGGAGCAAGGACACCTGCGGTATAGCGCAGCGAGTCCGGGGTCGCATACGTAAAACGACTTCCGGCAGCAGGTCGCGCAACGTCGGAGAAAAAGTTGTTCCGCATCGGGGCAACATCCCGCTCGTAGTTGAAGACAGATTCTGCCATGTGACAAAGTAAGTTAGACGTTAAGATACCAAGGACGTTGCCGTTGTTGGGGATTGAACATATCCTGAGACGGACCCTGCCGTTTGATATCGCGTGGAACTCCTAGACTTGATGCTGCCGTCCGGTTTAGGGCAATACTTTCTCCTCGGGTAAGTTTGGGAACACTACCCGCCCTTGCCCCTACAGGATTTGACAATGACATCGACTGCCCTAGCTGACGAGCACCAAACATCTGCATGGCAAGCCTCTTGTTAGGGTCCGTCGTCGCTGCGATGTCACTTGAAAGCATCTTCATACGGTCCTGCTCCGCCATGTCGATAGGAGAGTTGTCGTAAGTCCCAGCTTGGCGCATCGACAAAGTCTGACCTTTGTCATCGACAAGTGCGGTATATGACCGTCCAGTGGGGAGTCCACTACCCGGAGTTGTAGCCACAGGAACCCCGGCTGCGGGTTCTGCATTGCGAACCTTCTGGAGTGCCGACTTTTTGTTGAAATCCCTGCGAAATTGGGGTGAAAGCTTCGCTCCGGGAACTGGAATTCCGGCAGCTTCAAGCTTCGCGATATCATTGCGTTCGCGCTCCCTTTGTATAGCCTCCATACGGTCAACCCTACCCTGTCTGGGTTTCGGTTGGGTTTGTGGCTGGGTCAGGGCAAGGTTCCCACTCAAGTAATCTTGGTAGGGTTCAAAGTCAGGAAGAACCCCGGTTGTACCCCCGGTGAATCGAGCGAGTCTCGGTGGTTCTTCGCCGCTGAAGCTTCCTCCTCCTCCGCCCCCACCTCCGCCCCCACCTCCGCCGCCACCTCTCGTAGCTAGCCCCATGGCTGCTGCTTTGTTCCGTTCAAAAGCGGATGTTATTCTTCCTTCTCTTGCCCCAGCCACAGCAGCAAATTCTTCCGGCGCAGGCATTCTTCCAGTCCTCTGTGCTTTTTCCCACAAAGCATATCTGCCGGGGTCATACCCCGCCATACCCCCAGCAGCCGCTAATTCATTGAGTGCCCTACCTGCCTGTGCTCTCACTGCTTCGGGACTTCCCTGCTGTTGAGCATGTTGTATCCGCCGATTATAATCACGCGCTTCAGCACGAGTCATTGCTCCAACTCCGTAGCTCCACGGTCCTCTATATGTCTCTGCCATAAATCTAAACGGTTAGTTGTTAGCCACGACCAAAAGGGCTATTAAACAGTGGCGGCACCCCTTCTTCCAAAGCTTCTTGTGCCTTGGCTCGTCGCTCCTGTTGTTGTTGGATGAATTCGATGGGTCGATCAAAGGCGAGTTTTCGACCTGTTTTTTGTTCATATAGCATCGAGGCAGCTTCCGGCGACAAGCGGGTTCCGGCTCCGGGTCGATCAGAGTAAGGCTTATTGACCAAACGATACAGGCGGGTATGGATCCGCCAATCGGGGGCAACGGGTCTGCTCTTCCCGGACCTGTACCCAACAGGGATACCACGGGACTTTTCGGTCTGAGCACCGTAATAGGCGTCAAGGTTGCTGGGTTCGCCAAGCAGGGTTCCGGCTCGGATTTCGCTCCTCTGGGCGAGTGCTTTCTTTTCCCGATTAAGGAAACGATGCGCGGCTTCTACGCTCACCCCGGAGCCAACAGCATCTTCAAAAGCTGCTTCGAGTGCGGTTGGGTCATCGGAACGCAGCGCAGCCTTCATCCGTGCCGCGACATCTTGACGGGTGCGGAGTTGTTCCTCAGTGGGTCGCGTCCGCTCTCGCTCCACGAATTTGTCGTATGCTTCGGGGGTTACACCCGCCATAACAGCTTCATCCCTTAAGTCTGAAATAGCTTCATCATTTTTCGCGCCTACAGCAAGACTAACGCGACGAGCAATTTCCTGACGACTCTTGATTTCCGCGTCACTCAACTCCTTTGTAGTTGCAGGGGGTGTCCCAGCAGTAGGTGTCGGAGAAGGTGTCGGAGGACTAGTTTCATCGGGCACGGGTTTACTCGCTCTCTTGCGCTCCTCTTCGACCTTGCGACGTTCCTCTTCGACCTTGCGACGTTCCTCTTCGACCTTGCGACGTTCCTCTTCAGCGTCTTTTTTCAGCCTGTCTTCAATTGACTTTTCAAAGTCTTTTCGGGCGCGGTCTTCTGCGTTGGTCGGGTAAGTATAAGGTTCTTCCTCTTCCTCTGGTTGCCCTGCACGACGACGACGGTCGCGCTTTTCTTCATAGCGCCACCCCTGCTCCCCTAAAGTAGCTGGTCCGATTTGCCAATCGACATCGCCCTCGGGTCTTGTGGCACGACCCCGACCATCAGAACTCAACGCAGTCCCGCGACCTGCACCAGAAGTTCTGCCGGAACTGAATGCTTCTCCAAAGACACTTTTAGCCATGGTTACCAGAGGTGTTTGCAAGCCCAGTGACGGGCGGTAGTTTTGTCGTTGGCAGTCTCACAATTGTGCCGTGCGCGGAAATTCGCTCGACGCTTCGGATCCTTGTGTTGCCGGAAATCTTCGTAGTCACGATGACCATAAGCGACTTTACGAACCTTGTCGCCTTCCTTGCCGAGCACGACGAACTTTTTCTTCGACCCCTCCGGGGCTTGCTTGGGTTTGTTGAAACCGGGGAAGGTTTCTCCCATGTAGCGAATCCCCCCACCGGGGAGTCGTTTGAAGCGTTGGTTTGGCATCTTCAAAGAATGCCTTAAAAACCATACGACTTCAAGTGTTATGTGCGGAGCTATGTGCGGAGCTATGTGCGGAGCTATGTGCGGAGCTATGTGCGGATCTATGTGCGGATCTATGTGCGGATCTACCGCACAACAGTTTGCAGTTTGTGCAAGGAACTGTCGAGGTGACCCAAAAAGCCGTATTTGAATTACCACAACCAGTAAAGACCAACCGACCCCCCAAGTTGAAAAGTCCGCGTAGGAAGTGGTTTACGCTTATACGTATAAGCGTAACCCAGTATTTAGAAAATACTTTTTATGTAGGGGGGTCAAGAAACAAAAACCCCACCTGATCCCCGAATCCTGCACCGGGAAGCTAGTCAAGGAGTGTGGAATCCTCGCTCGACAAACTCATTCTCAAAGACTTGAGTGTCTTTGTCTCATGTCTCTTGAACCCTGATTCCTGATTCTGGGTTCGGGGTTCCACTGCCACCAACCCCAATCGTTGTCGGGCGCAGTCGAGGGCAAGGAAGGCTGCATCGGCCAAATCGGGGCTTCGACCCATCCGCGCCTTATACTCTGGCTTGGTCTCGATTTTGACCCGGAGCGTGTTCGATTTGACCAGATCGTAGTTCCGGTTCGTTATCTCCCGTGCCAAATCCGCAGATACGCCCCTCAACTGTCTGGTCCGCATGAGTTCCTTGCCCACGAACCAGAGTTCGGATACACGGTTCACGTAGAGTTCCTCCCCGGTCAGCTTGCTGTTCGCACTGACCCGCCTGTCCGATGCCTTGCCGCCGAAGCTGACCCGCAGGAAGTCCCCGCTCCACTCCCCTGCGAGAACGTCACAGAAGGGGGATCCCGCGCCCGTGGCATCGACCGCAAGGTTCTCGGGGGCTACCTTGTGCTTCTTGCAGAGATCCGCCACCTGCTTCACGATTTGATATGTTCGCGGCACTGCCTTGTTGGTCGCATCGTCTGACAACTGGTAGTGGTTGAGGAACTCGATGGAGAAGCTCCCACTCTTCTCGTAGCCGACCTGCGCGAAGAACAGCACGGTGCGGTCCCCACCGTTGGTGAAGGCTGGGTCAAGACCCGCCACAAGGATCGGCTTGGACTGCCAATCGGCGGGACTCACCGCTCCGGTGTTAACCAGTTCGGTCTCACTGTAGATGCTCTCGTTCTCGTCCCCGTCGAAGAAGACCGCACGGACCATTCGCATGTAGGCTCGGGAGTCCTCACCCAGAATCGCCTTGTCCTCCTCGACCTTCTCGAAAGTGGGTAGCCACGAATACAGGGTCTCCCCCGCTAGGATGTTCGGACTTCGCTCACCGTCGAGCCTCATGTAGTGCCCACCCCATTTCGTGGTCCAACTGTCGTGCATCTGCACATCGACGCTGTTCCACCCGTGTCTGGGTTCCGACCAGATCCCGAAGGCATTGAACCGGGACGAGGGGTTCGACATGCCGATGATGTGGAGTTCCTCGTTCTTTGAAAGGTTCGACAGACCTGCGTTGAGAATCGCTTCGCTCAGTTCGGACAACTCGTCAGCAATGACGAACACCCGCTTCTGCTTGATACCGATGAACTTCCCGACCGCTTCGCGTGTCTTGGACTTCTCCGCAGCGATGAGTCTCAGACCTGCCCGTTCGATCAGCGTCCCGTTGTCGTTGATGTAGGCAATGCTGCCGATGGAGTCCCGGATCTTGCACGGGGCGAAGTCTTCAATGATGGACATCAGCGAAATCACGGAACCCCAGATCCGGGTCCGCGCACCTTGCAGGGTCGTTGAGGTCATCAAGACCAAGGTCTCACTGGGCTGGGACAACCAGTTCACGATCCCGAATGCCGCCATGGTGTGTGACTTGCCGGAACTCGCGGACCCGCCGATGGCGAGGTATTTGTTTCTCAGTGCCTCCCGGATCATCGACTCGGCCCACGGGTGCCTGACCATCATTGGTTCTGGGCAGCGATCCGTATCGTTCCAGAGAAGATCGCAGATACGCCAGAAGTAGTATTCCTTCTCCTTGACTTTGGTGTGTTTGGCGAACCCGAAGAGCAAACCCGTCAGTAGCGTGGTCGGCGGGATCGTGAAATCACCGACCTTCATCAGCTGGGTTTTCGGATCGACCTTCGGCTCCAACCTTGACTTGTGTGCCATAATGGTGATTTGTTATGTAAATTATGCCCAAATCCACCAAACTCCAACTCCAAAAGGATCGGCTGAAGCAAAGGGCAATTGACCTTTACAACAAGGATGTCCCCCAACCGAAGATTTTACAGGAGCTTCAGATCTCCGAATCGACCCTGCGGAGGTGGTTGCGCGAAGTCGGTGTGCCGCCCAAGGTCAACCGACACGCACCCAACATCAAGGTCGGTGAGCCGATGCCCGATCCGGTAGGGGATGCACTGGC